CCCATGTCAGCGTCATTCCGTCTCCCCCCCTGTTCTCATTCGATGGGCTCCAGCTCCAGCACTGCCTCCGGATAGAGCGACCATTCGCCGAGCCGCTCCCGTTCCCGTTGTGCCTTATAGAGCCAAAGATTCTGATCCACCTTGCCGATCTCCAGCAAGGGGTCCTCGTCCCACTCCGTCACATGGACCTCGATATACGCCTTTTGCAGCAGAAACTCATTTATGCGCTGCTTCGCGCATATGCAGTCCCGACGGCCGCACACGCCAAAAGCGCAAAGCCCAATATTGAGGCGGATACCCCGGCGAACCAGAATTTGAAGGCGGTGTCATCGTACCGTTGCCGTACTGCAAAAACAGTGATCGCCCCGCCTATGAGCAGCACACCTCCCAAAATGAATACCTTCACGTTCTCCTCCTTGCTTATAGATCCGCCGGGTCATATGCGCAAAGCGCATCGCACATACCCTTGCAGGGGCAGGCCGGACAATCGCACTCCAGCGGGCTCTTATCTTCGCACAGCGCATCGTGCCGTGCCAGAAAAGCATCCTCCAGCGCCCTGTATTCTTGGTTGGTCATGTTTACTCCTCCCGCTCCGCGATCCACGCATCCAGCTTCTTTTTAAAAATCTGAAACACCCGGCTGCGGTCGGTGCGGATGCACACGCCGAAGGGGTACACGCCCTGCTCCAGGCCGTCGGCCAGAGTGTCAGAACAAAGGCTCAAGCCTTTATCTCTAAGATACTTCGATGCCTGGTGAAGCGTCATGGTTTCGATCATTTGTCATCCTCCTTCTTCAACAGCTCGTCCACCGTGCAGCCGTACAGCTCGGCGATCTCCGGCAAGCGGCTGGCTCTCGGTGCCTGCGTGCCGGTCTCCCACATGTAAACCGCCGCATCCGTCACCTTTAGTTTCTCGATGACCTGCCGGACACTTAGCCCAGCGGCCAACCGAGCGCTGCGAAAACTCATTCTGTCACCTCCAGTTTGATTCTTGCTTAGTTTCCGTTGAATACGGCGAGGAAAAGTGCAAAAGCTTTAGCCGGCTCCGCATCGTCCAACCGCCGGTCTAAGTGCTCGGCCGCCGCCACGATGTTACGGCATCAGGGCGGCTTTCCCTCTCCGCAATCAACAAAAACTAAGTTTTACTTGACAACTTAGCAAACTGTGGTATTATGGAAGTGCCAACAACCCTTAATATTTTCCGCAGTCCGCTAAGTGCAGGGGGCTCGGTTTTGTATTACCCTCTGCAAGTTTAAGTATACCTAAGTATTTCCTTAATGTCAATAAAAACTTAGAGTTGTTAAGGGTTAAATATTGCTAAATTTTAATGGTACTTTTTATGCAAATTGATACTTCATCTGTTTTGCGGCGAATTGAAATTCGTCTGGCAGAAATAGAGATGCCGAAACAAGTCTTTTATGAAAAAAGCGGGATTTCTTCCGGTTCTTATTCACAATGGAACACGGGAATGCATAGTCCCAGCCTTAAAAAGCTACAAAAAGCGGCTTTAGTGCTTGGTGTTCCCGTGGAATACCTCCTTTACGGAGATGCCCCCGCAGCTTCGGAGGGCGCAAAAAAAGCCCCCGATCCGGAGATCGAGGGCGGGATGAAAGATGAAGATTTGAAAGAAGCTGTCGAGCTTTTGAAAAAAATGGATAAGGAAACCCTGCGGATTTTTATCAAAGCCGCCCGCGGGGCTTTGGAGAATTAATTATGAGTATTTCGTGGGGTGAAATCGGCGTTTCCGCCTTTTCTGTTTTGGCATCCGCCGGAGTGTCTGTCTACATTTCTAAGCGGACAGCAAAAGCAGAAATCGAAAAGCTGAAAGCAATATGGGCGCACGAGAAAGAGGCCGCTTGCGATTCCGATTTTGATGCGATGGTTGCCGCCGTTTCCTTATATGCAAAGTATCCGTCTCCCGCAAACTTTCAGTCCGCTACCAACGCCGTCGGCATTTATCGCGCAAAAGCCACGGGAGAAGCGGCGGAAAAGGTTGACGAACTCAGCCGTTTAATCGTGAGGGAATGCCCAAATTGCGCAGCAGTATCCGACCAGCTGCAAGCCGTAATTGAGTGCAAGCGTAAAGCGTAGCTTTAAAAGGTCGCCTTGCCCTGCTCTCCCTCTTTCCAAAACATATCAAGTTCACCGGAAAAAAGATTCCTGGCAATTTTGTAAAGCTCACTGATGGCTGTTTCGCGGTCAACGCCGTCCAGCTCAAGGCCGATTTCGCGCTCGTAGCCGTTTTCTTTACTGATAGCCCAAATTTTCATTTTATCGCCTCCATAATTTTATCAAACTGATTGCGGGTCATTTTACTCGCCAAAGAAATCGCCTCAGAAAGTAACGCAATATGCTCTGCATTCTTTATTATATCACATTTATTTCCCGTTTCACAGCTTACAATTTCCATCTTTATACTTTTCTGCTTACAATCCACATTATTTCTCCTTTCGGTTTATCTACCTATAGTCAAAATATGGCATTTGTTGCACAGTTTAGGGCAACAATACAAAAAAATTTTTTAAGAAGGAGCATAATTAGAAATGGCTAAAAAATCTTCCTTTAAAATACCAGGGCTTTCCTTTAGCTGGAAACGTGCGCTTGGAATTACCAGCGCAAAACGCAAGATTGCAAAAGCAACGGGAATTCCTACAACAAAGGCGGGGCGGCAAAGAAAAGCCGGCAAGCTATTGGGGATTAAGTGAACGCCATAGAAAATTATTTCATATAGTCCCCACCGCCCCCGCACCGGACGGTGGGGATTTTTTGCCGCCTATCGCCGTCACTGGCTCTTGGCCGCATACCCACAGTATCAGTTTGTTGTTTGGCAAGTCAATCCAAAAACCGGATAATATACGATTAGCAGATAAAAACAAACGGAGAGGTTTGCCCGAAATAAGGTAGGAGTGGAAGAAATGGAAAAAACTTTGCAGGATATTTGCAGAGAGGCAAAGGAGTACCAGCATCTTACCACGCAAGACTTAGCCGATTTAACAGATCTGTCATCGTCCACGATCAGCAATTACTTTTCTGCGTCGTCAAAGGATCCAAGCCTATACAAAATGGGGCTTATATGCGCCGCCCTCGGTGTGTCTATAGATGAGTATTTTGGTATCGTAAAGAGACCAACCACGGAGGAGCAGCTGGCAGAGGCCCACAGAGCAATGGCCGATGCAGATGCAAAGCATAGCGCAGCCCTACGCATTGCGCACTTGGAGGGCGGCATGGAGCAGCTGACCGGATCAGTGGCAAAGCACGAAAAAAAGGAGCGCGTATTGCAAATTTGGGTGTATATCCTGGCGTTTTCGCTGTCAATTGCCGTATCCATAATATTTGGATATTTGGCGTTTGATTCAAGCGTCCCGCACACAGGGCTTATCCGCAACGGGCAGATTACATCAATCGGCTGGATGCTATTTGCTCTGCTTACGGTGGGCGTCGGTGTAATCATTGCTTCGCTGATTAATGCGCTGCGATATTACAGGCACCATCAAACTGATAAAAATATAGGGTAGGAGGATAAAAATGGGAAAAGCAATGAGGAGGGCCAACGGAACCGGGACAGTGTATAAGCTCGCCGGGCGCCGACGCAGGCCCTGGGTGGCTGCAAAGCAAAAAATCATTATAGGATATTACCCCACCAAAAAAGATGCTATAGCGGCGCTGGAACGTCTTGCAGGCAAGGATTTAACGGAGCGGTACAACATGACCTTTGCCCAGGTGTTTGACGCTTGGAAAGCGGAACATTACAAAAAAATAGGGCCAAATGGTATAGAAGGCTATGACGGCGCATTTAAAATTTTTGCGCCGCTGCACGACCGGAAGTTCCGGGACTTAAAAACGGCGGATTTCCAGGGCGTACTGGATGCCCATATGCATAAATCCCATAGCACTGTGTCCAAGTATAAGCAACTCATAACGCAGATGTCCACATGGGCCATGCGCGAGGAAATCATCACAACAAATTTTGCAAAATTCGTCCAGCTCCCCGAAAACACAAAAAAAGAAAAAGAAACATTTACCGATGCTGAAATAAGCAAGCTGGAAGCGGACGGCAGCGACACCGCAAAAATTATCCTCATGCTGATTTACACAGGAATGCGCATAGGGGAATTGTTTTCCCTACCGGCTAAAGATTATCACAAAGATTATGTGGTCGGCGGTGAAAAGACGGAGGCTGGGCGAAACAGGATCATCCCAATCCGCCCCGAAGGGATCCCATACTTTGCCTATTTTGCAAATAAGGCTACTGGCCCACTGCTCATATCCGGCTATGCTGGGGAAAGAATCCCAGCAAACTTCCGCCGCCGGGATTATTACCCGCTTTTGGAAAAATTAAAAATCCAGCGCAAAACGCCGCACTCCACCCGGCACACCTATGCGAGCTGGGCGAGAAAAGCGGGGATTGCTCCGGAGACGCTACAGAGGATCCTCGGCCACGCCAACTACTCCACTACCGCAAATATATACGTCCATACGTCAGCGGAGGAATTGGTGCAGGCCGTTAAAAAGGCGAAAATTTGTTAGTAGTTTGTTAGTTACCGACGGGAGCCAAGGCAAGCCCTTGCAAAATTGCTCTTCGAAAAGTTGCAAAATCGCAACAAATATTGTTATTCTTATTAATTTTTGTGTCTATATATTCAAAACGATTATAATTCACACGCAGGAGGTCACTGGTTCGAGTCCAGCAGTCTCCACCAAAAAAGTCCAGGAATCTCAAGGGTTCCCGGACTTTTTTATTTTTGCCAAGATTAACTTTGTTAGTAACGTGTTAGTAGTAGCGATTTAGGTCAGTTTTTTTAGGACGCTGTTATAAGCTTTCTCATTGACGATTTTTAGTGTGTCCATAAGCTCGTCCATAACTTCCCACGCCCTATCCTGCGCTACATTCCCAACCGCTTTCAAAAATTCACTGCCGGATGGTTTTATTTTCTTGGCCGGCGCAGGCTCTGCAGAATACAGCATTGGGGGCGTTTTCGCCTGCAGTTGCTCCCCGCCGTGCTCGTTACGGATAATGTAGAGCGCCGCCAGTTTCTCATAGTTTGTCCAGCTCGATTCTTCTGTTTCAAGGCGAGCTATCCAGCGCTTGACCTCATTCTCGTCGACCATAGGGGTGCGCCCCCTTTAGTCCTCGATCGTGTCCATGCAGCGCTGGATGGCTCTGCGGATGCTTTCGTCGTCGGCGTTGTCCAGCATTTCCTGCAACTGGCGTTTCATGTTGTCGATGCCACCATCACGGGAATAGTGGCCGCGCACATAATGCGTGCCGCGTCTCGCATTGGACATATCACGGTCATAAGCGCCGCGCATGCCCGACTGCCAGTCTCCGTCGCGGGAATAGCGGCGAGAATAGTCTTCATCGCGGGAATAGCCGCCGTCTTCCATCATCTCGATCTTATCGATGTTCTTGATGGTTGCTGTCAGTTTGTGGGCAATTTCCAGGTCACCCGCACCCAATTCGCCTTTTCGGGCCAGTTCGTCCAGCTCCTTGCAGAGCATATCCCGCAGTTCATACATAGATTTCATACCCATTGTGTTCTCCTTTCTCAGCTCACACGGTCGATGGTCAGGTTGCTATTGGCAAAGCTGACCGCCTCCTACATGGTGTTCTTTGATGCAACGGTCACGCAGCAACCACGCGGCACTTCCACAATGGTGCTGACGTAGACGTTAAAATAGTTTTCCACCGAAGCCGGGGTGACGGTCGCCGTTGCTCCGTTGAGTGCTTCGCCGTTGACGGCAAGCGCCGTGGTGATCGCACCTACCGTGCCGCCAGTGGGGACGGCGATGTTCGCGCCAAAGCTCACCTTAAAGCGCGCCTTACACTGCTGCGTCAATCCGCGCAGGGTGACAAGTCCACTGCCCTCGCGGTGGACGATGCAGGGCTTGCCGCAAGCCGCCGTGGAGACCATCGGAACATTCTGGCCAGCAGGGACGGTCACGATTCCGGGATTTACATATTCAGCCATAATTTCAGTCCTTTCATAAAATACAGCGGCAGGGCTATTGCCCCGCCGCTTTTGTTTAGTATCGGCACGGGGCCGACCATTTCCCAACATAGGGAAAAGCTACGCTATGCAGTTTTAACCAGCCACAACAGGCAAACTGGTTGCAGCAATAGGGGTTCTGCACCGTGTAGGCCGGAATGGGAGAAGGCCGGAGCTGAGACACCAGATAACTGTTCTGCGCCGCCTGGCTTGCCGCCAGCTTCAAGCCCTGGTTCTCGGCCTGGAGGTCAGATAGCTTGCTCTGCGTCAGGAAGTCGAGGATTGCGCGGCTGTTGCTGTTAGCGTTGTCGATGATGTCGCGGGTCGCGTTCTGCACGGTGTTGCGCGTGTCGCACGCCTGCGCCGCCATGTCATAGCGCACCTGCGCGATAGCCGCGCGATTCTCGCAGCAGCAATTTGCGGCCTGCATCTGCATGGCGTTGAGCTGCTGCATCAGCGCCGCTTGCTGGTTGCTACGGGACAGCTCGGCCTGTGCAAAGCCGTTTGCCATCGCCATGTTGGTGCCGTTGACAAGCTGCGCCTGCTGGTAAAATCCGTCGCAAAGGCCCTGATTTACGCTGTCGATCTTGCGCTCGACATTGGCAAAATCAGAGGTCAGCACGTAGCCGTCTACGACACCGCCGGAATTGCCAGCGTTGTTGCCCCAGCCGTTGCGGCCCCAGCCGAAGAGGAAAAGAACGATAATCCAGATCCAGTTTTCGCCCCACATACCCATGCCACCGCCGTAGCTGTTCGCGGGCGCGACCGGCATAGTCATCATGGGAGCACCGTCGGAAAGAGACATATTATCTCCCCTTTCATAAATTTTATTTATCAAATCGTGGCCACGATAAGATCAATGGAATAAATGCTCGAACTGTTTTGCCATAGATTGAAGTTGGTTTAACTCTTGCTGGCTCATAGCCCCAGATTGCAAAAGCTTGTCGACCTCCGCTTTTGGGTTACCCTGAAAATTCGCCCTAAACTGTTGGAACTGCTGCAACATCTGCATAAAGCCGTTGCCGCCGCCGAGCGCTCCGAAAAATGGATTATTCATCGTCATCGTCCTCCTTGCGCTTCTTCTTGCCCTTCAATTCGCCCACAAGCGCCGCCAGCGCGTCAAACTCCTTGCGGGTGACAAATTCCACGCCCGGCTTTTGCGGCACGTTAGGGGCCGTTTCTGTGCGTTCTACGAGGTCATAAATCTTGAGCGTCGGTTTCCCGCTTGCGTCTGCCTGCTTGAGGTAAACGGTGGGGGCGGTGGAATCCCACAGCGCTACGGCAGAGTTGGGCGCGATGAGATAACCTCTTGCCTCCTGCTCTCCGCTTACCCACTGTACGCCGCCTTGCGCGATGGGGTTCTGTTGCCCTGGCTGCGACATAGGCTGCTGCATGGGTTGCATCTGTGGCTGCTGCATCTGCCGCATCTGCATGAGGTTGTCCGGCATCGGCTGTGGATAATAGGGGTTGAAATAGGGATATGCCATGTTCATTCCTCCGTTTCTTTGTCCCAGAAATAAAGCGGGATTTCGTTCTCGCTGTTCCAGCTGTCATAGATGATCCCGTCCTGAACGCACACTACATGCCCAGAGAGGGCGAGAATATATGTCCCGCGTGGGTGCTCATCGGCAAACCTGCCGACCGTGTAACAGTCCGGGCAAGTGTCCGGTATGATGTATCTCCGGTAGCCTAAGGACCGCAGATATGCGCCCCAACAGGCGTTTGCATTGGGTAAATCGCCGTCCAAGTAGCCACGCATGCACAGCCGGAGATAAACCTCGCCCCAATCCTTTCCCGTGGCCTTACAGATCGCACGGACAGTGCAATCGGACACGTTTTTCCCGCAGGGATTTGGATTAAAATATTTATACATGATTGCAACCCCTATATAGGCTTTCAGCAATTTCCACATACGCTAAAAGCCCCTGGGGATCGTCTGCGTACAGAATGCAAATATCCTGCGCCATTTGCGCGGTAAACCCGCATTTGATTAAGCGCTCGTACATATTCCCGCCTCCTTGCCTCTATAATAAAAGAAATCCGGGCAAATAAACTGCCCGGATTCTGCCTTGATTCTGCAATAATGTAGTTACAGTGTACACCAATTGTGTGCAAAAACGAAAAATAGCCGCACCCAAAAAGGGCGCGGCTACTTTTAGGAATTGAATGCATCCGCCAGTTTTTGGTATGCGCGGCGGCGCAATTTGTAAAATCCATCTACGCTGATATGTAGTTTTGCCGCCGTCTGTACGCAGGTGCGGCCAAAAATGTCCACGTCAATTACACAGGTTTCCTCGTCTTCCGGTAGCCCTACCGCACGGATTGTTTCTGTGGCGCGGCATGGTGCCATAGTGGATAGTTTTTTGCGGATTCTTTTGTGCTGATCTATCATTTCCCACGGTGTGCCGTGGAGGTGCGGATGTTTATGCACGGGCGTGAGGCCGGCGTAGCGGTGTCCTCTGCGCCCTCCAGTGGATTTATTTTATCCTTTATTTCAGCAGAAAATTCCAGCTGGCGGCACCGAGGATGCCATCCACGCCGAGGTCGTGGTCAGCCTGCATCCGGCGCAGACCGGCCTCCATCTTGGGGCCAAAGAGCTTGTCACCGCTCCAGATCTCGTCAGGGTAATAGCCCTTGTCCTTCATCAGCAGCATGGCAGCCCGGACGTCGTTGCCCTCCATGCCACGGCGCAGCATACGCAGTTCCATGTTGATCGTCTCCTCCTTCGTCGTCGGTGCGGGTGCGGGCTGCTCGTTCAGCAGCGCCTTGACGCTGGCCTTGAACGCCTCCCACTCCGCATTGTTCTTCCCTGCCATCTGCCGGGGGCAGGACTTCCCGGTCACGTCGTAGTGCCGCAGGACGTAGGTGTCCACACCGGAGATGCCCAGCAGCTTACACAACTCCGCCGTCAGTGCCGCAGCGTTGGCCTTGGTGCGCTCGGAAACATGGTAGTTCCCGGAGCAGCACATCTCGATGGAGATGCTGTTGGTGTTGCGGCAGAGGGGATGTACCGGATCGGGAGAGCCTACCGCCCACGCCCGGTCACAGGCCGGTACGGACTGGTAGATGCTGTCCTCATCCACGAAGTAGTGTGCGCTGGCCTCCCGGTCGCCGCCTGCGAAATACTTGCAGTTGGCCTCGGCGGTGTCGCTGACGTTGCCCGTGTAGTGCAGCACCACAAAGGCCACGTCCCGCCCGCCCAGCCGATCATAGGTCTCCTTGCTGGCCGGGATGCTGGTGTTGATGGGGATACCGCCCGCCTTGGCAATGGGATATGCGGCAGTGATGTGCTTACCCATATCTCACTCCCCCTTGCTGAGCTGCTTGACAGCCTGATTGATGCCGGTGGCCGCCAGACCGCTGACGATGCCCACGGCAATGGCGGTGATGGGATCGCCCGCCGGGAAGTCCGGGATGGGTGCCAGATAGTAGCTGACAGCCCCCAGCAAACCGCCGCAGACCCCGCACAGGATGGGGATCCACTTGTCGTTCATGCTGCTGGCCTTGCCCACCAGACCCACGAGGTAGGTAATGACGGTGATGACCGCCACGCTTGCGATGCCAAAAGTTTCCATAATTTCTCCTTTCCGTGCCCGATTCGGGCACACAAAAAATGTTGACAAGTCTTTGTTTATCGGTTTAGTCGGTATTGTACATTCACTACAGTCTCCTTTCTTTTTTTAATTCTCCGTATAATCGTAAATGATGGTGGCCTTGCTCGCACCCCAAGGAGCATTTGCTACTTGCCCCTGCGACCACGGAACATAAATGGTAGACAGTTTTGTGCATCCGGAAAATACTCCATTTGGAATTGAGGATACCGTGCTCGTAAATCTAACCGTTTCTAATCCAGTACAATTGGCAAACGCAAAATCTCCGATTGAAGTGAGTGCGGGGGGAAGGGTTATTGATGCGAGACCTGTACCCTGCTTAAATGCATAAGCTCCAATTGAGGTAAGTCCAGAGGGTAAGGCTGTCAATGCTAATTTTGGACAGTACTGAAATGCGGCTGTTGGTAATGAGGTAATCCCAGAGGGTAGGGTCGTCAATGCGAGCCTTGGGCAATTGTTGAATGCATACTGTCCGATTGAGGTAATTCCAGAGGGTAGGGCCGTCAATGATAGTTGGTAACAATTTAGAAACGCAAAATCTCCGATTGAAGTAATCCCAGAAGGGAGACTTGTTAGTACCATCTTTGAACAATTCCTAAATGCGTACTGTCCGATTGAGGTAATCCCAGAAGGGAGACTTGTCAATGATAGCCTTGGGCAATCCCTAAATACATAATCTCCGAGCGAGGTAATCCCAGAAGGGAGACTTGTTAGTGTGAGCATTGAACAATCAGCGAATGCATAATCTCCGAGTGAGGTAATCCCAGAAGGGAGACTTGTCAATGATAGCTTTGGGCAGCGATAAAAACCATTATCACCAATTGCAATTACATTGTCTGGCATATCTACTGATGTCAATTCCGCCAAATAAGCGAATGCATACTCTGGAACAATTGTTCCTCGAAATTTAGCAGTAAACACTCTACCAGAACTGTCGAGGGACGTATACTCTATATAAGGGCCTGTCGGTGGTGCTAAAAGGGCGCCGGTCACGCCGCCGATCACCACATCCTTCTTGATGTTCTCGGATAGTAGGGTGTCCGGTTTTTGAATCGTCACCTTACGCATGCCTTTGCTGCTGGTGGGCAGGATGACTTGATTGCCGGAGGGCATAGACAGCTCCACCGTCCGCTCCTCGGTAGCAAGTACCTCCATCACCTGACCCATCTCAGCCTCCAGAGGGACTTCCCCGCCGAAGGTGACTGCGAAGTCATCGCCGGGCCGGAACGCTACGTCAAACTCGATCATAGCGCACCATCCCGCAAGATACGCTCCACCGGCACCGTGAACACCTGAGATGCCATGCGCTGACCGCCTACGCCCACCCGGAGCTGTATCTTTGCGTCAATGCCTCTCCCGGCAGTAAGCGACAGGGTCTCGGCTTCCGTCAGTGTGCAGGAGACAACATTCCCGTCCAGATGTACATCCGGCAATGTTTTTTCGATCTTAACCTGTCCGGCCTGAGCCACGGCAATGGACAGCACCGTGATACTTCCCGTGTCGATGGGTAGCTGGAATGTCAGCGTAGGGGTCGTACCTCGATACATATATATCCCTCCTCATACTGTAAATCTGCGATGCTTAGTGGTTGGATAATCTTTCCAAATCCTCTATCCTGTGATTGGCGACCTTGATCTGCTCCTCCAGCACCGGAACGCGCCGGGCGAAGTTGTTATGCTCCCGGACTTCCCGGGTCAGCTCGTCCAGTTTGGTGTCGGTGACGGCCTGCTGCGTGTCCAGCTTGGCCTGCACATCACGGGTGGTCTTGTTGCTGGTGATGATTACCCCCAGCAGCGACAGGCCGCCGGTGATAAGTGCAACAATGATAGTTTCTGTCATGCGGTATCTCCTTATATGTTTTATGCTTTCCACTTGCCCATCACCCGCAAGGCGACGACCTGCTCCCCCAACGCCATGGACGCTGCCCGGAGCAGGCGGAAGGATACCGTCTTATTGGCATAACTCCAATCCACGTTGGTGAGGATATGCAGATTGTCCCCTGTGCCGGTTACAACCACATTGCCGGTCACGCCGAAGGGCATAGATAGGCGGATAATGTTGGTGTAGACCATGCTGCCCACAGCAGTATAGCTGGTAGGTGTCACTGTCCCACGCCACCACAAGTCTGCATAACCGGAGGCGTACTTGTAGTACGTCCAGTTGCCGCTTACGCCTTGCTCAATGATGTAGTCTTTGATGCCCATCAATTGCCGAAGTTTTCCCGCTGCGGAATCAGATAAAATCAATTCCCCGTTCAGCTCCATGTCCTTTTCGGCGAAGATAGGCCACTTGAATTGCACCGTTTTCTCTTTTTCGGATACCCCGCCATAACACACTCCCGGCAAGTTGAAGTTGATATTTAACGGAACTTCAACTGTTGCCACATCCATTTCTTTGGTAAAACTGCTTGAAAAAGCGTCCGTGGCGACTACCGTCAGTTTTCTGGTCGTATCTGTTCCGACACCGGCGATGTAAACAACCTTTGAGCCGGAGCTTTGCGCAGAAAGGGTTTGCCTATTCTCGTCATCGATCTTCAAAGAGATGCTGGCGGTGTTATTACTCAAAGAAATGGTGAGGTCGAACATCACCTTAATGTCTGCGCCTGTATTGTTTTCTGTCCACACGCCACTTGTGTAGGAGCCTCTTGCGTATGTGAGATTTGCAATAGTCGGTCCAGCATACTGCTGTACAGTAATAGTGTTTGTAACCGTCTTGCTTCTGCCACGAGAATCTGTCGTAGTTACCGTCACCACAACAGAGCCGCTTTTTGTAAGCAGATTCCCTGTATTCAAATTGGCATTTTCATTACCAATTTTCATGACAGTACCTCCGATGGTGCTTCCCCTTACTCCGCCACTTGTGGCAACGGCTTTTAGCTGGCTCTTGTTTTGTACCCATCCATATGTCGGCTGATACCCAGCGGCATCGGAAAGCACCACGCTTAAAGATGGAACGAGGGATTCCGGCACAGTGAGGACACAGGTTGTCGTGCTTTCACCTATCTTGCTGCTTCCGTTGTAGGTCTCGCATTTTATCGTCACCGTGCGGGATGAAGCATTTGTGGTAGCATCTATCATGCTGTCAGGGCTTGCCCACGTGTAAGATGTGGCTACACCAGTTGCAATAGAGACATACCCGCTTCCGGCGTTATAGGACAACTTATGTGTAAAGGAGGAATTTTTCCGTGTGATTGTAATTGCTACATTACCGCCCATTGTGCCATTTGCGGCAGACACGGAAGATGCTCTTGGAATTGTTGGTAGTGTAACGCTACCGGAGACGGTCAAATGCCTTGGTGTGTAGGACGAATCAAAGCCGCAGTCCCATTCGCCGGAAAGCGTGACTTTCCCGGTTCCGTCACCACTATGTGTAACAGTGATAGACTTTACGCCAAGCTTGTACCAACCGGTAGATGGGTAATTGTACGGATTCCACGTTTTTGTACCTTGCAGAATGTAATACGCTTCGTTCGCAGACTCATTTTGTGAGTACCCGGTACCGTCGTACACATACAAGGTTAAATCAAGCGCGCTGGTGTTATTCTCGATGCTCTGGCTCTTGACCGTATAGTCAAGGCGTAGCTGCCATCCCTTAGATTTGCTTCCGTAGATGCTCGGCATCACGTCACCCCCACGAAACTTATGGATTGATTCGGCTGCACAACGATAGACATCGGGCCGAGGCGGAACTTCGATAGCTCTACCAGTTCAAAGCTGTTGTTATTCCAGTACGCTAACAATGTGCCGCTTGCGTCATAAAACCCAATCTTGTCGTTGTACTCCTTCAAAACAATCTCCGATGCAGAGGATCCAATGCGAAGCACAGGGTGTCCATTTTCATCAATGCTTGCATCAATGAAATCAGAAAGAGTTTGTCCATTGATCGTCACACGCTCTGCGGACATCTGCCCAGCCGTTATTGTGTCTGCGTTTACTGCGCCGTCCATCGTAAGCGCAACGCCAGAAATGGTTTTCCCGCCGTCTTTGGAATATCCAAGACCGTTGATGTTCATAATCCACAGCCTTGTATTATCTTCCATAGTGGGCGTGTCTCGAACCATCCACCCAGTTGGGAAACCGTCATCATCCAGCGTGACTTCCCAGTATCCGCCTTTTGCGCCTATGATTCTTTCGGTGGCATCCTGCATGGCTTTGGCAAGGCCGGAATATTCCCGTTTTACTTGCTGCATAATAGGGCTTTCCACGACATACTGCTTGTCCTGCGGCGCATAGCAGGTCGTATTCGCCACCATTCCGCCCTTTATGCGCAGCTCCTGTTCCATAATGTACACGGGGAATGTGCTGGCTGGGCCGGTCACATCTGTAACGTGCAATATGTCACCTGCTTCCGTAGAGGGGTCTCCCCGCCATTGCACCTTACACGGCATCATTGCCTTGTTTCCAATTTTCTCAAAAACAGTAGCCGCCACAGCTTCGGTAATATACGGGTTTGTAGCCGAAATTCCAACACCCGTCCCGACCGTGATGGGGTTTTCTTCCGTTCCCGTGACAAGGCTTTGTATGGTAAACGGGGAATCTGCGGATTTGCTAAGTCCTCCCTGATACTGCACCTCCGGTCCAACAGAAATACTATCAGAGTACCAGCAGAATTTTAGTTCGCCGTCGGAACCAAATTTTGCATTGCATCCGATCAGCCCCGCCAGCCATCCGAGTTGCTGGCGCAGTGACCCTGTGTAGGGGGCAGCAATTTGAATATCCGGCAAAGCTACAGAGGGAGCAGTGACATTTCCTTGCGTACACACATCTGTGAGAATCTGCACAGGAGTGGCGGGGAAATCAATGGTAGGCACATAATCATCCGTCAGACTGGCCATGCGGTCATATCCTGTGATAGTTACCCACAACTTCCCGCTTTCTTCTACGCCGTCCGTGGGGATGTAATATTTGCCCTTTTGGACATACTGGGCTTCGCCGCCCACCATGATTCCAACAGATGGAATAAAAAATGCACCGTTCAGCGGGAGATTGTCCTGCTTGTACATCGTCACCTTGCAACTGGACGAAAACGCCGCACCGATGGTCACGCCGTCCGACGAGCCAAACTGCTCTGTTACAACAATCTCCTGTACCTCCGATGCGGGGAGGTCTGTTGTTCCATTGAAATTGATTTTGCTGGTAATTTCACGCCCCGGTGCCGAACACGCAGCATGAAATGCGTCTGTTACAGTGTGCATGGCTCACCTCTCGATGAAGTTCATAGATAGCCCATTCCATTGATATGCACCATCAATAAGGCTATACATTGGAGCCGTTCTGTCGCCAACATATGCGGTCATTTTCCTTGTGGTTCCGGTCATTGCATCTGGATAACTTACATCGAAAAACACATCATCAACCGCTTGTAGCAGCGTAGACATAGGAGCGGCTTTCATGGGTGGCCACGATAGAGTTAGCTTTCGCTTGCTTGCCACACGGTCACGGAACAAATCTCAGCTTTGGTTTCGCCCCGTTCCGTCTGCATCAACATCTTGTAGACCCCACGAATATTCGCTGGGGTCAGGCAGCGGGACAATCGTCCCGTCTGCCTTTGTAATGGTTAAAATTGCCATTTGACCTCCTTATGTGACAAGAGGACTTGCCCCAGTCGCCCGGACAACGGCGTTGTTTTCTCTGACCACCGTATCAAACAATTTCTTCCCAGTTACACTATCGAGAACGATAGTGACGTGAATTTCGCTGGAACCGCCGGATTCCTCCCGGACAATTTTACGAATAAGGCCTTCCGGCGCTTCGATGTTATTCCCGTGGGGCTGATCGCCAAGCACGGCAAGGAATTCATCATTTGCCGGGATAACTGCACCTTTTGCAAGATGCGGAAGCACATTCTCACTGATATAGGAAATGTTCACACCGATAGACTTCCCGCCAATGGCCGGCACCCACGAAGGAACATCAAAACTGATTTTATTCATCTGCTTAATGAGCCAGTTCAGCCCTCTGATGATGATATTGATTGCGCCGTTAAGCAGATCGATTATGGTGTTCCATACACCCTTGAAAATGTCCTTAATTCCTTCCCACGCCTTGTCAAAATCCATAGAGAAAACGCCGGAGATAAACTTGATTAGCCCGGAAAAAATCGTCTTAATTTCGTTGATTACATTCCCGACGGTTTGCTTGATGTTGCCAAAAACGGAGGTTACAATAGCTTTGATTCCGGTAATAAGCGGCTTCAACTTTCCGTTTGTTTTCTGGTCAATCCAATCCAACAATCCGTTAAACCAATCTCTTATACCGTCAATTACAGCACCAATCGCTTTCCCAAGACCGTTAAAGATTCCAGCGATTCCATTCGTAGCTCTTTCTATATCTCCAGTAAAAATTCCCGCAAAGAAATCAATAAATCCCTTTAGCGTTTCTTTGACTCCTTCAATAAGTTCCTGCCCGTGCCCGGTCGCCGTAGTAACGCTAAGCAGCAGCGATGCAATCATTCCGATAAGAAGCGGGATAAAGGAACCGGTCAAAATGCCGATGCCTACGCCAGCCGCGAGAATTCCAGCAACAGCAAGCATTTGATTCTGGAAATTCCATCCATTTTTCCCCGCATCAGTAAACGCAACGGCCAAAACAGCAAGCCCGGAAACAATGGCTGTAATTCCTCCAGCCACCGGCCCAAGAGCGACATACAGTCCTGTCACGGCAAGCGTCATGCCGAAAATCATCCCGGCCATGTTTTCTTGCGTTACACCGTTTACGATCGAATCTAAAATGTTCTGTACAAGCGTAAGCGCACCATAAATGCCCACAGCAAGTCCAATGGTTTTTTGCAAATTAAGGCCGAGTTTTGGGCCAAGTTTCCACGCCGCTAATCCGGCGCCAATGGCAAGAATCCACGGGAGCGCATTTTTGAGCTTCTGCGTGACTTCATCAACCTGCTTACTTACATCATTAAGAAAACCATACTCAGGCAATTCAAAGTCAAAACCGCTGCCGCCGGACACCCCTGCAGAACCAGCCCCAGACGCAGTGTTGCCGTTCAGAATGTTAAGCTCATCAAAGCCCATAACGGACTTTTTCAGCTCTTTTGCTGCGCTTGTTGCATCGTCAAAGCCTGCAGCGGCATCTTCTGCGCCGCTGGCAAGATTCCCAACGCCAGAATAATCAATCTCCGTGAGCTTGAAGTGAAACAGTTTTGCAATAGCATCCGCCAGTTCGCGTACAATACGAAGGACGGCGATTGCAATGGGTAATATCTTTTGAAGAATAGGAATAAAAATATTACCGATTGCTCTTGATGCCTGTGTTAACTGCGCTTGGAAAATACGGAGCTGGTTTGCGGGGGCATCCAGCGAACGGGCCATGTCACCCTGCGCCGTTGTTACCTGCGTCATAATGGCGTAGTAACGCAACTCCGCCTTTTCTGCCTGCGTCATGGCGGAAACAGACTTTTCGATTCCCAGCGTCAATGCGGTTTGTTCCAGTTTGGCTTGCGACAGGTCATAGCCCAATCTACGCAACGGTTCCAATTCGCCAGAAACGCCGGATTGCAGCTTTTGCATAGCATCTTCAACGGAAATGTTGAAGAACGAGGAAATGTCATAGCCGAGCTGTGTAAGGTTCTTACTCATTAGGTAAGAACGGTCTGCGACAGAGCCGAAGCCGGACAGCAAAGTGTTAAATACGCCCTGATTCCGCATCCATTTTGCGGGGTCAATGCCCATTATTTCGCCAACATTTTCCGCATACTCTTGGGCTTCTTTTGCGTATTGACCCATTGACGCAGTAAACAGGTTCAAATCCTCTTGGTAGGCATTTGATTCAGTGATGGCCTTGCTGATTCCTTGGCGCACCATACGAATTCCGGCCACAACCCCTGCCGTTTTTATGCTTTTGAGGGAAATCCCAAATCGGCTCGTTTGGGCGGATCCTTTGTTTACCGTGTTGTTGTACTTCTCGGTCGTTGTTATGAGCCGCTGAATTCGAGACGGCATGGCACTAAATCCATCGGCTACATGTTGCATTTCTGTGGCAAACGGTCTCAGCGCATTTGCAAGCCGGGTCATTTGGTTTGAAAACTCGTCAATGTCTGCGGCGCGGAGGTCGCGCACAATGTCCGGAAAAGCGCTGAGCTGGTTGATGTACGAACGCATGTGAGCGCCTTCCAGTTCGGATAGCGGGCGCAAAGCATCTGCGACATTGTAGAGTTTGTCTATATCACCATCGGAAATCCCGGATAGTGCCGTTCCGAGAGATTGCATATTAGTCCCAAGCGATTTTGGAATCTTAACGGTTCCAACATCGGATATGGCCTTTAGTCCGGCAGCGATAGATTTAAGTTTTTGCCCAACTGCACCGGACCCAGACAGCGCTTTATTGAGCGCAGCAATCTGATTTGCAGCAGTTCTTACGCCGGACGCTCCGCCGGAAGTAGCCGTCTTTAGGGAGGACAACGCTTTTTCAAGCCGTCCCAAAGACGCAACGGCACTGTCGCTGTTCTCTTTGATTTGGAACTCAAGCCCTTGGATTTCAAGATTGTCCATGCTTTTCACCTCCCGGCTCGAACCTCTTATTGTTGGCAATCATAAACATTTCCATAACTGCCTTTGCACGGTTATCGTTTTTCTTCTCTTTCTCCGCTTTATCGGGTGATTTGTCATTCACGCCAACAGGATAGGGGGAATCTCGATACGGAATGGGCTTTGCGCCCTTCTTTGCGAACGCATGAAGAATAGGCGAAACATCCGCCAAGGCTTCATAGAAATACGCACCCTGTAACCATGCTTGCTGGTTATCCAAGGCCTGCTTGATTTTCGCTGCCTTGCGGTAGTACTTGACCAACTCGCAATCCATTTCCCAGAACTGCTCGTAGGTCATGCCTATTGCAAGGTAATAAGGAAAAGCCTCATAGAACTTTTCCGTGTAAGCGTAGAGGGGGGTATTGCCCCCCTCTTTATCGGGCGGCGGTTCGCTTACCAGTCCACCGTCCAGCTGGCGTTTCCCTCGGCTTCGGGATCATCCATGAGCGCTACGATGGGTTCGCTATACATTTCCACCAGCTTGCCCAGCATATCTCCCTTGTTGGGCAGCTGGGCGTAAATCTTGTCGATAACATCACGCTTTACATAGCGGTGATGCGCCAAAAAAGCGCCAGCAAACAGGGCCGGCAGATAGGTCATGGGCTTGCGCTGCAATTCCTCGATCTCGAAGCCCTGCCGCTCCATCATTTCCACAGATTTTCTGGTGTATTCCAGCACATATTTCACATCGTTGTGCTCGATGGTCATTGTCTTTGCCATAATTCCTCCTTACTCGCCGTCATCCAAATCGATGACCGTGGTGGGCGCGATGGTGATCTTCATTCCGACCACTTCGTTTACGCCGCCGCCGGTGGGATACACGGAAAGCTGGCCCTTGAAGGAAAACTTTCCGTCAGAGCCGGTGGGGGTAACAGAGCCACCGGCTTCTGTGCCGCCAAACCACACGGCATAATCCGCCTCCGTACCCTCTTTTGCTTTCAGAGTCTTGTAATCGGCCAGTGTGTAGTTTGCCGTGAAACTCAGGCCGTCCATAGACTGAATGCCGGAGATGAAGGTCTGCATCTTGTCAGACAGGGTGGTGGTTTCCAGCATTTCAGGATCACCGCCAAGGTCAGGGAACTCCTTGATGTCCACCAGTTTGGTATAAGTGCCGCCGGATGCGGCTTTTACCATCAGAAAAATCTTATAGGTAGAGATAGCGATAAGTCATCATTCCTTTCTTTTCGTTGTCACATTATCTTCGGTAAATGGATGTTCCGTCCGTTTCGGCACGGTATCGTGCCACTAAACGATAGATTGCCGCACTGTCCATGTTTGGGACGGGGGTCATGGAAATGCGTGTGAAATTCATTGCATACAGCATTTTGTCGATTTCTGACAGGATGCTGCGGCATTCTGCTTTGCTTTCTCCGGCTTTGTTGGAGTAGACATTGACCTCATACATGACGGTTGCAAACCGTTCTGTGCCGGAACTGTCCTGATTAGATGTGGTCGTGTAATTGTCCTGTTCCACAATGCTTGCGTGGGGGAACTTGGGGGGAGATTTTATATACGCCCCGGAAACATCTATCCCCTTGAACTTCTTTCGCAAGCCTTCTGCAATCGGGGTAAAAATCATCCGCTCCACATCAATCATCCGAACACCTCCTTTACGATTTCTCCAAGCCGCAACTCCAATTCTTTTACGGCGTTATACATGGGCATATTGGCCGGATTACCATGTGTAAGAACAAGCGTCCCCTTTTCTCTTTCTCCTACAACGGTTCCGTTTGTACCGGGTTCTCCGTAATAACCCCATGTGGATTGTTTCCCGCGTCCTTGGCCATATTCTCCGCGCGCCATTCCCAAGTCCCTTGCTTCCGGGTGATTATCCGGGTATGTTACGCCTGTGCCAAATTCAATAAATAAGACCGTGCCGCCAACGGCGACAACGGCCTTTATTTTTCCTCGATCTTCGACAGACACGGTTACATCGTTTGTTCCGTCATATTCGGCGCTCGCAAAGCCTGCGCTTGCCACTTCGTATCCCTCTTGTGCAAGGCGCTCCAAAAGCCTTGCGCAGCCGTTTTTTATCCATTCCCGGTACTCCCGAACGGAATCGATCATCTGCTGTACGCCGGATGGAGAGAGGGTGGTAACAACCTTGTGCTTCACGACACATTCACCTTGCTTATGGCAATAGAGATAGAATTCAGAGATTTGGCCACGCGCTTTACGATGTAGTCATAAAGCGGTTTCCCATCCTTATATTCCGGATTTTTGTCCACAAACAAAACGGTATCTTCTGCAATGGGGCAATCCATATCATCCGTGACGATGACCTTGTCATAGGAAACAAATTGCCCGAATTGCTCCACTTGCGCCGCCCCGGATGCAGGGGAGATATTCGCGAGCATTTTTACTGCGTCCTTGTATTTCACGGACATTTGCCCGGTTTCGTAGCCGTCATCGGACATATTCATAGTTTTCCCGTCATACAGAAGATACCAAAATGCCGATTTGTTCCGATCCATACATCTCATTTCACCACCCCCGCATAAGGGACAATGTCACGCAAAAGGGAGGACGGCACATCGCCGTCCTCATAGGATCGGGAAATACCATTCTCGCTGTGCGCTGTTTCGCCCTCTGCTCCGCGCTTGTTCAGCAGATATGCAGCAATCTCCACTTGGGTCATGTGATACCGTTCGGGGACTTCTTTAATCGTGTCGTCAAACGGGTATAGTTTGCGCAGCACTTTATCCCCAGCAATAGCAAGGTAGGCGGAAAGCACGCTTCCTTGCTGGTCTGTCATAGTAGCTAAAAGCTCTGTCTTTTCAGCTTCGGTCATACTTCCCGCCCTCCTTTATCAGCCGGTCACAGCTTTGGTGTTTACAGGATTGCTTGCGTCATTGGCGATGAACACGCTGCGGCTGTAGGTGGGCGCAGTGAAATCGGTGGAAATACCGGTGAACTTGCCATGATACCATTCGGGGCCGTGGTCAAGACCTACCTGACCGAACAGCTGATACTTCTCACCAGCACCAGTCTTGGACAACTGCTCCAGGAAGAAGTTACCCTTACCGGGAACAGGCTGGTACACAGGGGAGATAACATCCAGATTCAGCAGCAGTGCGGTGCCAGCGGGCAGGCACTCGCCCAGGTACAGATAAACCACGCCAAGGGGAGTGATTACGCTGGACAGCGCGATACCGTTAATCTCACGGGCGGCGGGAACCACGGTAAGACCGTTCTGCACGGCATCCGCATTGATCTGGAACATGGTCACGGCATCGCACCACAGCACCAGGCCATTTGTGGGGGCGTTTGCTCCGTAAATCTTCTTCACCATGTCGGCTACATCCCACAGGCCCAGGGGCTTGGTTGCCATAGCGGTAACATTGGTGGTAATGGCGGTGGTCAGGCCACGGGTCTTGTTGATCTTGGAATCGTCCGCGGCCTTGTTGTATGCGCCCTGGATGAAGGTGAACTCCATATCCCGGGCAATCTTCTGAATCTTTGCGCCCACCTGGAAATCCAGTTCATTGATGGGGTTCGCCTGCTGATTCTCGATATTCACGCCGGACAGAGTGCCCATGTTGGACATCTTGGCGTAGGAAACACCTACGGTCTCCTGGAAAATCTGCGTGACATTGGTTTTCTGGGTGCGGGTCACCACGGTTGCATCAGGTGCAGTCAGGGACGCGGTCTCGCTGATTGCGGGCTGGGTGCCGCCGGCAGAGCTGTATTCCTGCCCTGTGACGAACTCGACATGGTTGGTGGTTTTTGCCCGGCTTCCGATGATGGAAGACAGAGGGGTGCGGGTGTTGCCCTTGTTGAAGAGCATCCCGGAGTAATTCAGCACTCCGAAGCTGTTAGCAGAAGTATCTGCCATTTTAATTCATTCTCCTTTACTGTGTGTTGTTGTCCTGATTCATTAGGCGGGTATAGTACGCCGCCTCCGCGAAATTGCCGGTGCTTTGCGCATCGGCAGCTTTTTTGGAAAAGTCTGCACCATTCGATCCGGACCCGGAAGCGGGCTTGGGTGTGCCTTGCATTGCGCTGGCTTTCACCTGCTTTGCGTATGTCTCCAAAAAAACCTGCTGGTTGGCAAACACCTTATCAGTGTTGCCGTCAGCCATTGCCTTGGCGGTATCGGCAGCAAGCTTTTCG